TCTCATCTTTTCACCCTCACTAAAGTTATTATAGTTAAAGGTATCTCTAAATCTACTTTTTACTGTTTCATTAAACTCCTCATCTAAGTGAAATGATATAAAGAAATCCATAGCCTGTAAATATTGATTAATTAAAGTATTCATAATTGGAACATATTTTTTAATGATTTGAGATTTAGCGCCTTTGTCGTTTAATATTTCTCTTAATATATCTACATAACCTTTTTGTTCTATCACCTTATCTCTTTCAACTTTAGTATTTTCTAAATCAATTTTTAATTGTTCTAAATGTTTTTCTATTTCTTTACCATCTGTTTGTTTGTTTTCCAAAGCTTTTATTTCTTCGTGTATGTTATTTGAATACTTGTCTATTTCATCAATTGAAGTTTGTAATTTAGATACATCTACATTTAACTCATACATCTTGTTTGACATCTTTTCCATAGCCGTAATAAGTTCTTCTTGTTTAGTAATTTCTTCCATTAACCTTTTCATACCGTCATTTAGAGTTACTAATTTACCTTTTTCATAGGCAATCTTTTCACCCCTAAACTCGGCCTCTAATGGTTGTGTACAAGTAGGACAGTTATCATTTTCTTGGAAAAACTCTAAACTTTTTTTATGTGTAGATAGGTTTTGTTCTATCTTAGCTTCTAGTTTTGATAACTTATTTAACTTGGCCTGTTCTTTATCTTTATATTTTACTTTATCCTGATATGATTCTATTTCAATGTTAATTTCTTCTATCTTTTTATGATACTGATAACTGGCCTCACCATTCTTTAATAATGTCTTCTTTTTACCGTCCAGGTCGTTCAGGTTTAGGTCGGAAATCGTCTTATAGTGTTTTAATTCTGTTTCGTACTTAGATTCTATTAAATCACATTTATGGCGTAGTTCCGTAACATTCTTAGTTAATTCTGATTGTTGAGGCCTTAATATTAAGTCCATAAGGCCAAATACTCTTATGTCTAATATTTCTTCTACCACCTCTCGTCTGTATCGTGGTTTCATTTTCATAAACGGCTCGTATGATGATGAACCTAATAATACAACTTGTAAAAATGATCTATAGTTTAATCTCATTATATTGTTTTCTAAATATTTCTGATAATCAATATTAGAGGCGTCTTGGTTTATTAGTATATCATTTTGATATATTTCAAATATGTTTGGTTTAATGCCTCGTATAATCTTGTATTGTTTTGTTCCAACATCAAACTCTACTTCTACTTGACAATCACCATCATTGACAGTATTGACCATTTGTTCTTTTTTAATTATTCTAAATGGCCTATTAAATAAAACAAAACATAAAGCGTCTAACAAAGTTGATTTGCCTGAACCATTACTACCAACAATTAATGTGGTGTTTGATCTATGTAAATCAATTTCTATTGGTGTGTTACCAGTAGAAAGAAAGTTTTTATATTTTATTTTTTTAAAAGTAATCACGTGGTAATTTCTCTTTGTTTAAAATCCTTAAATTGCCTGATACACTTATTCTAGTTACTTTAGATTTAAATGGACAGACCCAATGTTGTAATAAAGCAGGAAACATATACATATCGCCTGTTTCTGGACTAATGGCCGTGCCTGTGGTTGCCCAACGAGGTCTTGCCTGTTGTGTATATTCAAACATTAAAGAACCTGGTTTTGATGATGTGCCTTTAAAATCTTCTTGTTCTTTTTTTAATTGTTTTGGTATATCTAAAAATAATACAAACGAATAATCACCACCGTGTGTATGTACAGGATTAAAGTCACCAGCTTCCATATAATTGACCCATAAATCATCTGCTCCTAAATCTACATTTAATTCTTCAATGCCGTGAAACTTACAATGACCAACTCTATATGCTTGTATAATAGGGTGTATCTCACTATAAAACCATTCTTGTACATTTTGTGGATATAAAAATTGATTATCTAAATGACCAGCCAAAGCGTGATTATAACTTTCTTTTGTTTTAATACCTTCAGTTTTTAATTTCTTTATGATGTAATCAGGTACTTTTGTTTTCATTACATAAGGGCCCCAATTTATGTGTGTAGATTTTACATTTGTTATTTTACTCATTCACTAGCCTCCACATAAAGTTCTTTAGCAAACTCTTTTAATTTGTGTTTGTTTAAATCTGTATCTACTTGGTCAATATAATTTCTTAAAAAAGTTAGTGTGTCTTCACCTTGTTCTAATATATCTTCTCTTACTGTTGATCGAATATCGCTAGGGTCTTCTACAATAACCAACTCGTGCACGTTTATGTCGTTATAAAATCTTTCAACCAATTTACTATACATTTCTTCATTTTTCTTTTGAGAGATTATTAATTTAACAAAACAGTTTTCATAGTTATCAATTTTTTGATTTGTATAATCATATTTTGAATCATCATAAACAAACTTTTTAAATATCTTATGTGGATTTTCAACTCTTTCTATCTCTCTTGTTTGTGTATCAAAGATATGAAATCCTTTAGGACAATTATAATCTGACCACATAATTTGATATTGAGTTCCAAGATAATAGATATGGCCGTCATCTGATTTCTTATGAAAATGGCCAGATAATACTTTTTCAAATCTTCTAAATTGATCTCTTTCTAAACCGTGTTCATTCATATGACCACCGTGCATTTCAAAACCTTTTATTTCTAAATGACCAAAACATATGTCGGCATTTGAATGATCTATGGCGTGTATTGATTCTTCATAGTTGTCATCACAAATCCAAGGAAGAAACTGTATCTTAGTACCATCAAACTCTACTTCACGTGGCCTAGTGTAGATTGTAGCTTTAGATGATATGTTTAGATTTTGAATAGCATTAACTTCATTTGTGTTTTTATAATAAGTGTCGTGGTTACCTAATATAATGTGTGTATCTATTTCTAAATCATCTAATCTATTCCAAAACTTAAGCTTGAAGTTGTGAGCTGTATTATGATTAATAAACTTTCTTCTATCAACAACATCACCTAAATGAACAAGTGTTTTTATGTTGTGTTCTTTTATATATGGAAAAAATATCTCATCATAAAACTTATTATGATAAGTGATAAAAGCAGGTGAATCATTCCTACACCCAAAATGGGTATCATTTAGTAAAGCAATTTTCATAGTTAATCAAAGAATTGAGTTGTGCTTGTTTTCTTTAAAACTTTTTTAGTTTTAGATTTTTTCTTTTCTTTCTTTATTGGTTCTTCAACATTTCTCATATTCTTTTGTAAAAACTCTTTAAATTGATTTTTAAACTCTCTATCATCACCTGGCTGTAAAGTAATATCATCATAGTTGTTATCCATAATTAACTTTTGTTTTATCGTTACTTGCTTCTTTTCTTTTTGTATTCTTCTTACAAAAGCAAAGTAAATAATTTGTGTAAAGTAAGCAAATGGATTGTTTGATTTGTTAGGATTAAAATTGTCCAAATATTGTAAACAGTTTTCTATACCATCACTAATCATATCGTCTCTAAATGTATAGTTAATAAAATTAGGTCTATACGACAAATGATTCGCAATTTTTAAAAAACAACTACCAATATAGTCTGTTACTGGAGGCTTAGGTAATCTTTCTTTTTTGGCTATGTTAACTTGTTTTCTGTAGGCCTTCAAGCCTCTAAAAAATCAGCATTGTTAACATAATGCTCGTTTTTCTTTTTTGTTTTATTCATAAGATATAATATACTCTATTTTGTTTAAAAAGTCAATGGCCTTAAACAATTTTTTTGTTTTTTTTTTATTTTAATCTTCCTTTAAATCAACATTGACTTTTAGGAAAATATGTATATAATGGAGCGTGTAGCGAATGATTTGAGGCTACCAGGCTAGTGGATTGTTCCGTTGCCATCATCTATATCACTAAACTCATCAAATATTTCATTTACTTTATCATTATCTTCTCTACTTAGCATAGTTCTTCTATAATTATCTTCTTTTCTAGGGGCTTCAAGTGTTTGATATTCTTTACTCATATGTTCAAAACTTCTGGTCATTTCCATAGAAGCGTTAGTTATAGTTAAAATCTTTTTAATTGGTATAGTAATGTGATTTCGTCATTTGTAAGCCGCCCATTTAATTAAAGCGACAAAATCTTTAAAACCCATAGGTGTAAGTTGTGGCACATACTTAATTAGTAATGGTTTTACCAATCTAATAAGGCCAGTTTTTTCGTCTAGTTGTTTTTCAGGAAAAGCACAAACAATGTCATCGCCATTATCTAGCTTTATTATTTTTACTTTTGATATTGATTGATGCATTTACTTTAACTCCACGTTATGTATTTCATAATTAAAATCTTCACTATTATAGATATTTATTCTTTCTCTAAAATGGGCCAGAGTGTAATTTTCTTTTTCATTATAAGTTAAATCATCAGCAATATCATATAAAGTTGCTGAAGAATTATTATCTTTTAACCGAAGACCACGGCCAATGCTTTGAAGATTCCTAATCCTAGATTTTGAAGGACTAGCAAAAACAATGTTATGTAAATTACGAATATTAATACCAGTAGAAAAAGTGCCATAACTAGCGATAATAATAGCGTTGTCCGATTTTTCTGTAATAGCTCTAATATTTTCTCTTTCATCCGCCTCTACACCTCCGTGAACATAAAACACTTTTCTATCTTGTGCTTTATCTTCTATTAACCCTTTAAGAATCTCACCGTGCTTTTCAACGTACTGAAATAAACATAAAGAATTGCCTTGTAAAGAAAGACAAAGATTCCTAATATATTTATTCCTTTTTTCATTGGAAACTAGATAGTCCATTTCTTCCTGATATGTTTTATCTTTTAAAAAATGACAGGCGTTTTTATCGTGTTTTAGTATTAAACAGAATATTTTTAAATCGGCCAATTGTTTATTTTCTTGTAATTCACTTGTAGATACAACTTTATTTACAGTACCAAATAGGCCTTCTAATACAAGTTTATGTGTCTTTGTACCATCTAAAGTACCTGTTAGACCAACTCTATATTTACATTTAACAAGTTTAGTCATAATCTTTGTCAAAGAAACGGCCTTAAACAAGTGTGCTTCATCACCAATTACAGTACCAAAGTCATTAAACCATTTTTTTGGTAAATTGTAAACTGATTGCCAGGTTGTAATAACAACTCTTTTATTTGTTTCTTTTTCGTGGCCTTGATATATTCTATGTACATTACGATCACTATTATAACCATAATCTTTAAAGTCTTTAAATAATTGTTCTACTAATGATGTGGTTGGTACAATAATGAGTATCTTATTTTGTTTACTTTCTTTTAATCTTAATAAGTTAAATATCATTATTAAGTAAATAATAAGTGATTTACCAGAGGCTGTTGGCGATAATAATAAACATCTATTCTTTTTAACAGCGTGAACAAAAGCCTCTTTTTGATAATCTCTTACTTCTATTTTTGGTATTTTTAATGCTTTGATAAACTGATCTATTTTTTTATCTTCTATATTTGTATCTTTTATTTTAGTACCATCAACAACCTGTACACTATTTTCTTTACACCAATTTAATATATAAGGATATAAACCAGCATAGATTTTACCTGTAGCGTAACTGAATAATCTAATTTTTCCATCCCAAACTCTATTACGATATTGAGGCATAAACTTAAAACCAGGCACTTCAAACGTAAAGTATTCTCCTAGTTCACGCCTAATATCAGCGTCAGCTTCTATCTTTAAATAGATTTCGTCTGGTTTATCTATGATGAGGTATCTTGTGGTTGTCATTTTTAGATAGCGCCACTAGTAAACTTTCTCCAGTCTATGGCGTTCTTAATAATGAAACCTCTATTTGATATAAGTCTAATTGTTCTATCTAAAAAATCTACTGTAGTATTGAGATAATCTACTTTTTGTTTTGCTTTTTGTAAATCATCATCAGATTCTAAATACTTGTCTATATCAGTTCTTAATATTTTTAAATCAAAAGGTTTTTGAGCATATACGGCAGCGTCTGCTTTTCCTGTATAATATTCCCATTTATCTTTTTTTAAAACACTATATTCAGTTTCAGCACGACTTAACATTAACTTATACTTTGTTAAGTGCTTCATATATTGGTTGTGTAATTGAGGTGTCTTTAATGACTCTAAATCTAGTTCAGTATCATTAATTTTTAGGTCTTTATCGGCCTGTTCTTGTAGTTTT